AAGCTGACGCCGCAGCGGCGAAGAAATAACCACCATGGCGACGGGCGACCTCACCACGCTGGACGCTGCCAAAGCCTGGCTGGCGATCGGCTCCTCGAACGATGACGGCCTGCTGGCCAGCCTCGTGTCGGCAGCCAGCCAGTTCATTCAGACGTGGCTCAATCGGTCGATCGCCAGCCAAGCCTATACCGAGGTCCGCAATGGCCTCGGCATGACCAAGATGGCCTTTGCCGACTATCCGGTGACGGCTGTGACCAGCGTGACTGTTGACGGCGTCGCTATCCCGGCATCGACCGGCCCGACCGTCAACGGCTATGTGACCGACGGCACGATGCTCTATCTGCGGGGCTATACCTTCACCAGTGGCATCCAGAACGTGTCCCTGGCCTACGTGGCTGGCTTTGCCGTGACCCCGCCCGAGGTGGCCCAGGCATGCATTGAGCTGGTCGCCATGCGCTACCGCGAGCGTGACCGGATCGGTCTTGCATCAAAGGCCGTTGGTGGCGAAACGACAGCCTACAGCCTGAAGGACTTGCCGGCCGACGTTGAGACAATCCTCAAAAACTACAAGAAGGTCATCCTGCTGTGATCACCGGCTATGTGATTGGCGACGCTCAGGTCATTGCCCGGCTGAAAGAGCTGCCGCAAAAGACGCAGCAGAGTCTGACGCGGGCGATCACGAAGCTGGCGATCGAGCTGCAAAGCAAGGTCAAGCAGGACAAGCTCAGCGGCCAGGTGCTGAAGCGCCGCACCGGCACGCTCAGCCGCAGCATCAACCGCGAGATCACCGAAACGGCCAATGCCGTGACCGGCCAAGTCGGCACCAACGTCGAATACGCCGCCTATCACGAATATGGCTTCCATGGGACGCAGCAGATCAAGGAACATCTGCGCACCATCAAGCAGGCTTTCGGCCGGCCGATCGAGCCGCGCTCTGTCACCGTAGCTGCCCATTCTCGCAAGGTCGATTACCCGGCCCATTCGTTCCTGCGCTCGGCGCTGCACGACATGGACGCGACAATTCGGGCCGGAATCGCAGACGCACTGCATGAGGCAATCAAGCCGTGAATGTTGCACGTGAAACTATCTACGCGGCGCTGTTCGACCTGCTGACCGGCATCAATGGCATCAAGAAGTTCAGCCGCCGGCTGCTGCACTGGTCAGAAACCAACTCGGCCGATCAGCCGGCGCTCTTTCTGGTCCAAGGCCACCAGGCACCACAGCAGACCGGTCGCGGTATTCCGCCGAAATGGATACTGCGCGCTGAGCTCTATCTCTATGTGAATGCCGGCAGCGACCCGAATGTCATCCCGGCCCAGCAATTGAACAAGCTGCTCGACAAGATCGAGGCAGCCCTAAAGCCATCGACAGGCAACGACCAGATGCAGAACACCCAGACCCTCGGCGGCCTCGTCAGCCATTGCTGGCTGGATGGCGAAATCGAGGTCTTCGACGGTGCCCTTGGCGAACAGTCCGTCGCCATTATTCCGATTTCAATCCTCGTTCCCTAAACCCCGGAGACAATCATGGATGACACAGAGACCATTGCAGCTGAGCTGCAGTCCGACGTCACGCCCGTTGCCCAGACCAAGGCCGATAAGGCCGAAGCTGTTGTCCATAGCTGGCTGACCCAGCACATCCACGGCAGTGCGGTTGCCCAGCATACGCCCGCCTATAACCACCTGGTCGCGAGCCTTGATGCCCTGAAGGCTGAGATCGCCGCCATCCTCTGATTTTACCGCGGCGCCCCGGCGTCATATCCCCTCTGACGGAGACACCAAACCATGTCCGACTTTTCCTTCGGCTCGGGCTCGATGTGGGCCACGCGCACCGACGTTGCGAACTCGACCCCGATTCCTTTCGGCATCTTGCAGGAAGGCTCGATCGACATCACCTTCGCGAACAAGCCACTCTATGGCCAGTATCAGTTCCCGGTTGCGGTCGGTCGCGGCACGGCCAAGGTCACCGGCAAGGCCAAGTTCGCTCGCATCTTTGGCCGGCAGCTGAATGATATCCTGTTCGGCCAGTCGACCGTCGTAGGCCTGCTGTCGATCGCACAGAACGAAGTCGGCACCATCCCGACGACGCCCTTCCAGGTCACGGTGGCAAACTCGGCAACGTTCGACGCGGATCTCGGTGTGTTCTATTCGGCAACCGGCCTGCCGCTGCAGAAAGTGGCGTCGGCGCCGGCGGCCGGGCAGTATTCGGTCTCGGGTGCTGGCGTCTATACCTTCAATACGGCCGACAGCACCAAGGTCGTGCTGATCAGCTATAGCTACACTGGCGTAGGCGCTGCACCCAACCAGAAGGTCACCGTCGTTAACCCGCTGCTGGGTGTCCAGCCGAGCTTCCAGCTGATGTTCAACACGACCTTTAACGGGTCGGTGAATGTCATCAAGATGCTGGCCTGCGTCTCCAACAAGTTCAGCCTGCAGACGAAGCTCGAGGATTTCACCATTCCCGAGATTGACTTCGATTGCTTCTGCGATGCCAGCAACAACCTCATGACTTATTCAACCTCGGAGTAAGGTGAATGACGACCCTCATTCAAGGTGAAATCGTCAACCTGGGTGGTACGGATTACACCGTGCCAGCCCTGACGATTCGGCAAATCAGGGAGCTTGGCGACAAGATCCAATCGCTGAGCAAGATCAACCCTTTGACCGACGGCGCCGAGTCACTCGATCCGCTCCTCGACGTTGCGCACGCGGCCCTGAGCCGGAACTATCCGGACCTGAAGCGTGAACAGATGGACGATCTGGTTGATCTGCGCAACACGCTGCCGCTGCTCAACGCCATCTTAAATACGTCAGGATTCACGCGCGCGGGGGAAGCGAGGGCGGGGAGCCAATAGACTGGGATGACACATACGCCCACGTCATTGCCTCGACTGGCTGGACCTGGGAAGACGTCGACCAGTTAACGCTACCCCGCCTCAATGCCTTGACCGCCTATTGGCAGCGTCACCCGCCAACCCATATACTTCTAGCCGCATATGTGGGCTTTAAGGCCCCTGCCAAGTCGGCGCCGGCCACACAACAGATCGGCAACGGCCTGGCAGAATTGATGGCTATGGGGAGAAGAGAATGAACCCGATTTACCGCCGCAGCATCCTTGCTGGCGGCGTCCTGATGCTAGCGGCATGTTCATCCTGGGAGCCGATCCGCATTGCCAATGACACGCCGCAGCAGTTGCAGCAGGAGTCTGATCAGACCATATGCGTGTATGCTTATTTTTCGCCAACCTTCTCGAGTGACGCTTCGAAGGAGGTGTCAGAGAAGGTATTGCAAGAGGGCATTCGGCGCGGATTGATCAGGCCCGATTGGGCTGACGAAATCCGACACAATAAGGCCTCAATTGGCATGAATGAGTACGAGGCGAAGGCAGCCTGGGGCTTTCCGCTGGACGTGAATACTACCACGACCGCCGCAGGTCAGCAGCAGCAATGGGTGTATGGACATTATTCGGATGCGATGAGTTTTATATATGTCCAAGACGGCCTCGTGACGGCAATTCAGAACTGACCGCATCGCCGATCGAGAGAGACCAAACCCCGCTTCGGTGGGGTTTTTTATTGGGTGTTCAATGGCTGACAACGAAATTGATGTCAAAATCGTCGCTCAAACCGGTGATCTGAAGCCCGGCCTGAATGACGCGGCGTCAGCCGTCGACAATGCCGCCCAGCATATGAAGTCGAGCCTGGGCGGCGCGTCCGAGACGATCGTCCAGAAGCTCAAGGACCTGCAGGTTGGCCTAAATTCGGCGACCGGTGGTATTACCGGCGCGCTCGGCGAGATTACCGAGTCCTTCGCTGGCTTCTTCGGCGGCCTGGTCGTCTTGGAGGTGGGCAAGCAGATTGTCGAGACTTTCGAGCGCATTGGCGAGGCCATCGCCGGCGTCGCGGAAAACGGCGACCAATTGTTGAAGACCGGCCAGAAAACCGGCATTGCGGTCGAGGAACTGAGCCAGCTCAAATATGCCGCCAGCCTCGCCGATGTCGGGTTCGAGGAGTTGCAAACCTCGCTGGTGCGCCTGTCTGTCAATATGGAAAAGGCATCTCATGGGACCGGGGAAGCCGCCGGCGCATTCCAGGCCCTCGGTATCCATGTCACCGACGCACAGGGCCACCTGAAGCCGCTGGGCGACGTCATGAAGGAGTTGGCTGACAAGTTCTCGGGCCTTGAAGACGGCCCGGCCAAGGCTGCCCTGGCGATTGCCATTTTCGGCCGCGCAGGCGCTGCGCTCATTCCGCTGCTCGATCAGGGTGGTGCATCGCTACAGGCAATGACTGATGAGGCCAACCGCTTTGGCGTCTCCATCAGTGGGCCTGCAGCGGAGGCTTCGGAGAAGTTCAACGACAATCTGAAGCGGATCGGCGACGCGGCCTATGGCCTCTGGCAGACCTTTGTCGAGCGGCTGATCCCGGTTTTATCCGACCTGTTCGACCAGTTCGCCAATATCATTGGCAACTCGCCCGGAATCAAGGCGGCAATCGATGCTATCGGCGCCGCGTTCTCTGGTGTCCTGCTGGTCATCGACGGGGTCGTGGTCGGGTTGCGAACCATCTTCGACATGCTGTCGATCACCTATCATGCGGTGTTCGATTCCCTGGGGGCCATTGTTACTCTCACCAGGGACATCGTCACCGGGAACCTCGATGCCTTGAAAGCTGATTTCAACGCCGCCAGCGATGGCATGACCAAGCATTTCGTCGCCAATCTCGCCGATATGAAGTCGGCATATGACAGCTTCGCAAAGACTGTCGGCAAGGTATTTGGCACGGAACAGCCCGAGGAGAAGGCGCCTAAGAAGCCAGCCCCGCTCATCCCTGATCTGGCTGCAGCCGGCGCTGCCGCCAAAAAGGCGCGCGATGAAGACGCTGCCGATTTGAAGGCATCTCTCAAGGAAGAGATGGACCAGATCGGGGCGACCAATCTGGCCGAGATCGCAATGACCAGAGCAAAGGGCTTGGCCGAGGTCCAGATCAAGCAGCAAAATCTGGAAACTCAGAAATCTCTTAACCAGATTAGCGCCGACGACGAAGAAACGATCGCGCGCAACCTGATGGTTACGAAATACAACATCGAACTGCAGGCGATGCAGCAAGAGGCCGGACTTCGCAGCACCGATCAGGCCCGCAAGGTGCAGCTCGCGGCGCAGGAGGCCATCCTCTATTCAAAGCTGCAGGCGGACATCAATCGCATTCACAATCAGGCGCTTCAGGCGCGCGCGGTCGCCGACAAGAAGGCCGAGACTCAGTCTGCCCAGATGTGGCAAGGCCTGATCTCGCCGGTCCGCAATGCCTTCCAGCAGATTACTAATGGTGTGCTGCAGGGAACTCAAACTTGGTCGCAAGCCTGGCGCAACGCGGCGACCAGCATGGTGGTGTCGCTGGCAAATGCGGGCGAGCAGGTGCTTGAGAACATGGCTATCAATCTCGCGAAAGGCCTGCTGCTGCAGAAGACGGCCGGCAAGGAATCCATATTCATTGAGGCGAAAAAGGCCTTCTCGGGCGCTTATTCGTCAGCCTCGGCTATCCCCTATATCGGCTGGATCTTGGGACCGATCGCCGGTGCCGCGGCATTCGCTGCCGTGGCCGCTCAAGCCTCATTCGCAGTCGGCACCGGCAACGTGCCAGGCGATATGACAGCGCAGATTCACAAGGGAGAGATCATCGTCCCGGCGACGATGTCTGACAGCATCCGATCCGGCCAGCTTACCCTTGGCGGTCCG